TGTAAGAACCACCTCCGATAATTGGGCCTCCGGTATAACCGGGAATGCCGCCTATGTTAATACCGCTAAAGTCTATATTGTCTAATCCACCAGACTCGTAAAAACTATTCAACCCCGATAGTTGTTCTGGTGTCATTCCAGTAAGGTCAATACCCGCTGGAATAAAGGGGTACGGATTATCATTGACTGTTGGGTTATATGGATCAGCCATTCCTGTACCGGGTTCAGTTAAGAAACTGTCACCCAGCGTCAGACCTGCATCAAGGTTGGGTGAAATACCAAGGTCGTCTGGCCCAATACCGGCAAAGTCAAAGTTGTTGTTTCCACCAAACGTGAAGTCGTTTCCAAATGCTGTGCCATCAGTAGCCGTTACGCCCGGAACGTTCACTCCCGGTGTATATGCACCGGTTTCAGGTTCAACAAAACCACCGGCGTCTTGACCTAAACTAACGGCGTCATTCAAGTTGAAATCAGACATGAAGTTAGGCGAAGTACCTTGCGTTTCATCTACTGCAAATTGAGGTAAACCTGCGGGTTGTCCGCCCGTACTACCACCTAATTGCGGAGCAGGGTCTGTAGCTGTTACGCCCGGAACGTTTATACCCGGTGTATATGCACCGGTTTCAGGCTCGACAAAACCCCCAGCATCCTGACCTAAACTAATAGCGTCATTTAAAGTGAAGCTTGGTGTACCGCCATCAGCATTAAGGGATTCTTCAAACTGATCTACTACAGAAGCCGGAGGCATCTGACCCAGCGTGAATCCAGACGAAGCCAACTCGCTCAAGTCCACATCTGATAAATTAAAACTGCTGCCGTCTGGCAGCGGTATATCAGCTTCAGGCTGTGCCGCTGGTGCTGGCGCAGGTGCTGGCGCAGGTGCTGGCGCAGAATAATCGGCCATGCCTATGGAAGGAGCCATGGTTTCGATACCGCTTATATCTTCAGTTATCTGAGCTAATCTTGGATCAGGTGTGTCCTCTCTCAAACCTCGTCTTGGGCCTACACCCTCCGGAACTGTGCCGGACGTGGGTTGCATTGAAAGATCGGGCGTAGGCGTAGGCGTAGGCGTAGGCGTAGGCGTAGGTGCTGGTGTAGGTGCTGCTTCCACAGGAGGTGGTGTCACAGGTCCTACCGTTCCACGCGAAAGAATGTCATCGGGTACAGTGAAGTCCGCGGGAAGTCCTATTGGTTCAGTAGACATAACCGGCGGTGGTGTTTCTACAGGGGGCGTAGGAGGCGCTACCGGAGGAGCCGGAGGCGCTACAGGTGCTTGCGGTAATGTACCTATTCCCTCTTCCACAAATCGTGGGGGAGGCACTTGTACCGGTGGTGGTGTAACCACTTCGGGAGGTGCCGGAGGCAACATTGGAGCCGGTGGTGCTACAGCCGCAGGAGGTGGCGGTACTGGAGCAGGGGCCGGTTGCGGAATAGGCATAGGTTGCGGAACGGGTACTGGCTGCGGTAAAGGTTCCTTTACAGGCGGTATCGGGGTTGGCAACGGGGTTGGTACTGGCGCTGGCGCTGGTATCGGCAATTCAGGCATTGGCAACGGTTGCGGCACGGGTACGGGTACCGGCGCTGGTGTTGGTGCTGGTACGGGCGCGGGCTGCGGTGCAGGAACAGGCGGCGTACCCGGATTCGGCATAATTGGTGGCGATTGATAAATCGGCGGCATCGGCTCACCCTTAATAGGCGGTGCCGGTGTCGGGATAGGCTCGGCTTGACCGGGACTTGTTATAATAGGAGGTAGAGGAATAGGAGTGTCTACCGGTGGAACAGGCAAAGGTGCTTGTTTTACTGGAGGCGTTACCTTTATTGGCGCTTGCTTTACAGGCGGCAAAGATTTAACCGGCGGTATAATTACTTCAGGAAGAGCCCTTAGTCTGCTCCCGCCAACTGTAAATTTACTAAAATCGACCATCAGAAAACTCCTTGAAAACGTTGTGGCCGCGCAATTGGGCTAAAACCCTTCACCATTCCGCCACGTGCCATACGCTTGGCAGGCGTTTCCCCAGCCTTAGACAAAGCAATAGCAACTGCTTGATTCTGTTCATAGCCTTCGTCCATCAACTTCTTGATGTTCTGGCTCTTTGTTTTGTTGCTACTACCCTTCTTTAACGGCATCTTAACAACCTATATAGCTTCCGCCCTTCTTAGCAGCACCCATACCACGTGCAGTAAGCTTAGAACCCGGACCTTTGCCCGCTTCCATACGCTTATCTGAATATGGCGCTTCAGCAGTCTTGCCGTATGGAATACGACCCTGCTTATCAATCTGTGCATACTCGACTGGCTTTGGTCCGTCTTTTGGTGCGGAACCGTTGACCTTAACAACTGTTTTCATCTTAACCTCCTCGGTTCTTTAATAGCTCACGTTGCATCGCTGCATCAATACGAGCCTGTGTTTGTTTCTCTTGCGACGCCAGACGCTGGTCAAACTGTGAACCACGCATCTGCTGATTCTGTGCATCCAATTGTACCTTAGCTTGGTCAATCGCTTGGTCAGCCTGATCGGCTTGAGCCTTAATCTGTAGCTCTTGCTCTTTAAGCTGAACCAACGGATCAGGGGCCCCTGCACCAGACAACTGGCCAGACAGTTCTTTCACTTGCTGCAAGCCTTCTGCTACAAACTGCGCCGTCATTCTTTCGATTTCTAGCATCTCATCATCAGTAGCAGGCTGTCCGCCCTTCTGCTGCATCTGTTGTAAATATGCAACTGCGGCCTGCTCTTTAGCCGCAATCTGCACGTGTTCCATAACGTGCTTCTGCAACGACATAGCAACCGGTGGCATACCACCAACCATAGGCGATGCACCAAATACCAAGTGAGCCGTGATGTGCGCTTGGTGATTTTGACCTTCAAAAGCATGTAACTCAACCATATCCAACGCATTGATGTTTTCTTGCGCCGGATCAATAGGCTTGGGCTCTTCTTCGGGTACAGATTTCATGATCCGATCAATGTCGGTCACGCCCAACGCTTCATACATATCTCGGAACACTTCTGCCAAGTTGTGCAGTTCCGGTGCTTGCGTAGCTAGTTGCAGCTTAGTCTGAGCCATCACAATACGTTGTGCTTGGCTAAATACGTTCGGGTTACTTACCGGTACAACATCAACACGACCGTCAAAGTCCGCCTGCATGATTTTTTCGTCACCACCGGGCACCGTATACGGATACCGCTGTGGCAAACTTTCTGACATCACACGCGCAAGAATCTTAAACTCCTGCTTCATCGCATAATGTAAACGCTTATGGACCGCACTCATTACACGAGTGCCTTGCTCCATCATGGCAATAGTTGTGCCAACGGCAGCTTGCTGATTACCGTCACCTACCTTGAGGTCCGTGATCGTCGCAAAACGCTGACCGGCCTCTACAACAAAACCAAGTAAGTTAAATAAGGTTTGGTCAGGCCCTTTAAACGGCAGCGGCATAAGGCTGTCACGTATAGCCCCTCCGGGTGCGTCCACATCTCTGAACTCACCGGGCTGCAATGGATCGTCGTCATCCCTGATCCGTAGTCCGCGGGCCTTGAAGCCTGCTGGGAGGTTGGACAACGTACCAGCGTCGATCAACTGTCGCAGCGCCGCCGTGGCAGTTCGTGACAAACCACCAATAGTGTGAATCAAACCTAAACCATAGAACCCGAATCCGGGTAAAAACTTAAAGTGCGTAAAGTATTGTATCTTCTTGCGTAGCTCGTCATCTTCACGATAGTTACGTCTTACAGACAATACCTGCCCATTATCTTCGGATATCGTTACCACGTAAGGAATCTTGATGCCGGTGGGCTCACCGTCTTCATCCAAGTCCTCATAGCCTTCTAGGTCTAAATCTACGTGGCACTCTAAAATTGTGCAGTCATAATCAATCTGGTTAGGCTCAAGACCCTCAATGCGGTCTAGTTCACCATCAAGATCAGACATTTCTTTCTGTGCAGGCAGCACTTCAACGTCTAAATACGTGCCACCAATCTGCCGCTTACGCAAATCGTTGAGCGACATGCGCACAACCTGCGTAATGTTAGGACATGTTTCGAGGTCCGCGGTCTCATAAGGAACAACCAAGTTCTCTGCTGGTACAAACTTAGATACCGCACGACCCAGTGTTTCATCAAAATACGTCTTCTTAAACGTAGAACCCGCCAACGGGAGATAAAACAGCATCTGATCCATGTCGGGCGTGTATTCTTCCATCACATTCGTGATGTAGTAGTTCATAAACTGACGTACACGCGACGCTTGCTGCGTCTTAGAAGCCGTTTCCTTACCCATTACCACGGTGCGCACGGGCCCCGAAGCAGGTAACAATTCATTAAATGCTTGTGCTTGGAACTGCGTAGCAGCTTCAGCTAACAAAGGATGGGTTACTCCGGAGGCTCCACGGAAAGGCTGAGTACGCTCATCGTAAGTAAAGCCCAAAAGCTCCAGACCGTTAGTGTAAGCATCTTCCCACTCTTGGCGACTCGCCTTATTAGCATCAAACTCACCTAGCAAATCACTCGAAATACGCGCCAGTTCCCTGTCCGGTATCTCTTCTGCCAAGTTTGCATAGAAATCGTCGCTAACACCACGCTGGTCCTGTGGGTCAAAATCTATAATGACGCCGCCGTCATCTTCTGGGCTGATTTCAATGGAACCAACGTCAGTCGCTTCAATGTCTGCCATCACAACATTGGAACTATCAGGCAACTCAAGCTCTACTTCAGCCGCTAAATCGTCCGTGTCTAACTGCGATGGTACATCCATCAATCCTGCATTTGGTTTACCATTTGCCATTGCCGCTCCTAATGATCTGAGACAAAGTAACCGTAAGAGTCACGCGGGAAATATAAGTCCATGTCCGCATCTTTGTCACTCTTAAACCTACGTTCATTCGCAGGCCTGTTCATTATTGCCTCTAATTGCTGAAATATCTTAGCATCAACCATCTTAGTTAGTTGTGCTGGTGTAGCATTTATTCCAGCTTGTTTAAATAAAGAAATTCCTACAGCGTTATTACGCTTGTCCATCGCACGATGTCTGCGATCAGAAAAACCTATGTCTTCACCAAGGTTCCCAACCGTCATCGCGGTCTTTGGGCCGTAATCAATGGCCACCATACCACTGCCCAAGGCATGTCCACGGGCGTCCGCCAGTTCTTGGGGAGTAGGCAAATCTTGGCGACCGGCTGGCCGACCATGACGATTTGGCCCGTCAATAGGGTCTTGAACTAGCGGATATCCGTAATCGCTTGAAAGAGTTTCAAAAAAAGTAGGGTCTTGCCCATAGTATGTTTCGCGGGCCGCGGACCCCGGATTGCCAGACGCTCTTATCTCTGATTGTTTATTAGCATCAAACTGTGCGCCTTCAGGCGGAGACTTAAAAGGTGTGTACTGTTCTGCAAAGAAAGTTCCTACACCACGTTCGTCAAATTGTTGTTCTTCCATAGGGACTGTAGTATCGTCTAACACTACAGTTGCACCGCCGTCCTCATAATAGGACACGAATCCGCCCGCTCCAAGGTTCACCGCAGGACTATTCATTCACGAGCCTTCCCATAATAAAAGTTAATAATACGCTTTCACTTTAACATGGTTTTCATCATCTTCCCAGTCATCAGTTGGTAGTTGGACGAAATTTCCTTGTCTATAGCGCATAAGCGCCTGCGTCATACTATCAACCAAATCATCGTGTTCCCCATTAGGAAAAGCCGCCACTTCTTCAATTAACTCGTCTGAAAAAGTTTCGTCGGGGGCCCAAACCATCCCTGCTTCAAACAATGGCGAGACACTATGTACTCGACTCACCTTATCGTTACCACGGCTCGGTGTAAAGTTAACAACTGGTATGCCCATGTTCCGTAGTTCGTGAGTCAATGGCATACCACTAGCCTTGGCCTCCACAATTACTGTATCAGGCTCCCAAAATTGATAACTCTCAAGCGCAACTTGTTTTAACTCAGGGAAATCCCAACGTCCCTTTTTACTGTCCAATAGGATCAGGTTGGGGCCCGAACCACCCTCGTTAGGATAAAATACACCCCACGTGGTAATCGCAGAATAATCCGCCGTTTCCCTTTTACTAAACGCCGTATCGTAACTCTGAATTACATATTCAAGCTGCGGAATCTTCGCAGGCTCCCAAAC